GGAAACTACCAGCCAGGACGAGTCTTCGGATAGTGACAGTGATGACGATGAGAAGGTGCAGAAGTACGGAGCAAAGGTAGAGAAGCGATTGGAGGCGGTGCGTTCCATCGATCAACGACTACAACAAATTAAGAACCCTTACGCTGGAAAGCTTTCTATTTTTTAATTCTAAGAGGAGAATATAATGAAGTGCAAATCGTGTGGTGGAAAGATGGCGAAAGGTCGTGGTGGATCATGCTGTATGGAAGCAAGAGGTCGTGGTGGCGTACCCATTCCTGCGCGTGGTCTGGGAGGTGATATTGGCGCAGCATTGGGTAATAAAGCTCTTCCCGGTCTGTTTGGTCAGCTTGGTCGCATGGGTGGCGATTATTTGGGCAACCGTTTTGGATTCAAGTAAGGTGGTCGTAGCCCGGCTGCGTCGCTTTTTTAAGATGCGGTCAAATGAAAACTAAAAAATCTATGGATTATGTAGAAATGTCGTTTAACACCAGCTTTCATAAAGGGGCAACAAAGGAGCAAATACGAAATGTACTCAATCCATTCCAATACTTAGTACGGGTTGATGATCTGGCTTCTGCTCCCATCATTGAAACACACTTTACGGAGTTTCCAGATGGACTCCCCGAAGGACCTGTTGGAGTCCAAACAGTAGAGGAAACCGTACGGAAAACGGGAACGTACCAAAAATAAGAGGAGATTACACTATAGAATGGCTGAGGTTACTCGCTATACATTTCATTGTGCCTCAAATCAACGAAACCAAGGAACAAATACTGATTTTAACATCGTATTAAAGCAAATCATTACGAAAACCGCTAAGAACTCTGTATTCTACGTATTGGTCCATGGGGTCACTATTCCGTTTTCGTTCTACCAGGTGTCCTCCGACATCAACCAGCTACAGGTTAATATATCTGGAGAAGCAGGACCATTTACTATTACATTAGCTACAGGCAACTATACAGTCATATCAATTCAACAAGAATTGAGTGCAAAACTAACCTTACTCTGTCAATCCCTTCCTATCCCCTTTACTCCTATATTTAACTTCCAATACAGCCAGACAACTGGTCGCATGACATTACAATCTACCAGTCCGGCCCTGAAAACATTTACATTAGACTTTTCATTGAATCCGACGTTAGGAATCTTCTTTGGCTTCTCCGCAGCAGCCATCTTTTCAACCTCTACCAGTGCGACCAGTACTAAGATTGCAGTCGCAAACCCTGTCACTCAACTATTCCTACGGTCGCCGTCCTTCCAACAAAACAACAACAGGGAATGGCTCGTAGAACAAGATACATTCTGCGACATTATCTATCGTATCCCCATCTTGACGAATGCGGGAACGTATATTCAAGTATCACAAGACGGTGAGGAGATTCTCCTCTCAAATGATACGTTTAGTATTATCAACCTCTATCTAACGACCAATCTATCGTATAATCCAATCGACTTACAGGATTTACCATTTACGGTCCATTATACGATTATCGAAAAGGTCCGCCAACCATTCATTCCGATTAGCTTTGATCTATTGGGTAATATAGTACCTGCGGATATTAACGTAGAAGAAATGAGGAAGCTGCAACTTGAGCGGGAAGATGCGATACGGCGACTGGAAGTCTATAAGGAAAAGTTGAAACCAAAAAAAGAGCCGTCTTCATAGATGGTATTCTATTACAATGATAAGGGTGTTCCGATCACGATTATGAATCGTCGCCCACGAAACCTATCAGGAGGTGGATATGTACACGATAATAAGAGTCCCCATAAAGACCACGATACGATTTCTTCCATGCTTGAATACGGCAGTCTGGTGATTCCGACAAGTGTGATGGAGTCTGGTATTATGGACGGCTATAAAGGACCACTACAAGGACCAAAAACAAAAGATAAAAGAGAACTTGCTCCAGTGGTGATTATGCAAGGAGAGTATATTGTAGATAAATTACACGCCCCAGCTGTGGAACGATATTTAAAAAAGCATGGAATCACTTTACCCTTAGCAAAATAAAAACTACGGCAGAGTAGATAATGCCTCTGGTTCAATTTCTGATCACCCCCGCCAATAACGGAACAGCGATCCCAATCAACTTTATTGGTCCTTGCTCTATTCGTGTATTAGCGGTACAAGGACATGTGACGGGAGCGGTTGGTACTGCTTGTCTTCCTTTCCAGATTCAGTCCGACGCTCTCATCTTTCCCTTCTCTCCCCTTCGCTTCCTTACCTTCCTTACGAACTCCCATGCTGAAATCACTATGGATAGTGGCTTCCAAGAGTATCATATCAATAACTGCAAATTGAATAGTGCTATTATCCTAAATGTAATTAATCCCATTACGGGAGTTCAGCCAGTCAACTTTGAATATTGCCTTCTGACCCTCCAGATTGAAAAGGTCAATCGTCAGTGGGACGCTGTGACTAATACCTCTACTCCAAGTATATAGAGATGATGAACCATAAAGGAAACGGTCGGCTACAGACCTCAGGAATTGATTATCGACCACCACGGCAGATCGAACGAGAAGAAGGAGAACCACTTCCCCCTCCAAAACAAACGATCGAGGAACAAATCCAGATTCAGATCGCACCACGGCGAAAGAGCAAATACCAAAAAAAGTGAGATTTCCAGCCATTTTTTATTCTTTGTAGAGAATATAGAAATGTCCCTCCATTCCGTTGGTGCTTCCCCTAACTATGTTCTACCAGCTTCGGCTTCCGATGTTCCCCAGGCGTGGAAGTCAAACGCCTCCGCCAAGCCGATTGAATGCTCTCTCCAGACAACCAACGTTCCAGCTCTGTCCGGCAATCAGGCAGCGTCCGGCACGACCAACATTCAGCTCCCCCTTGGCTCAGGATCGGGCATCATGTTGAACCCTTACCTTCGTTTTGATGTGACAGTTGCTCTATCGGCTGCTGCTACGGTTGCCTTCCGTGGTCCAAGCGCTCTCGCTTCAGCCTGTATCAACACCTACACCACCTACATCAACTCGGTGCAGTGCGACCAGATCGCCAACGCTTCAGAGGTATATGAGCAACTTCTCGCTCACGGTTCGTCCCAGTCGTTTATGGAGCGTGATGCTGCTATTATGATGAGCGCTGGTCAGAGCTACACACTGGGTGCTGCTGGTAATCTCAGCTTGGGAACTCAAGTGATTCCCCTCCTTGGTTGCCTTGGTTCGCAGCAGGGCTTCCCGGCTTACCTCTGCTCAGGAACTCTCCAGGTTTCTATCCAGTGGAACTCCATCGTTCGTGCGCTCCGTGCGACAGTGGAAGACCTTGCTCTCATCACTGGCTATACCATTAGCAACGTTCAACTTGTATACGACAAGATCAGCCCCGAGAGCGCCTTCGTTGATGCGATGAAGCGTGAGATGGACATGGGTCAGAAGTATGTTCTGTCCTACCTCAACATTGAGAATGCCGCTTTCTCAGTCGCTAACGCAACCGCCTCAATCCAGTACGGCTTGAACGTCAGCTCACTCCGTGCCGTGGTTGCGTCCCAGGTTCTTGCGGCGAATGAGATTCTTGCTGCTTCTACCAACCCTTCCACTGCGAACAGCCTCAGTCAGGTATCCCTTGATGGTCGCCTCATCAACAACACCAACTTCACTGTTGCGGGTGGTGGTGATGCTGTTATCTTTGCTGAACTCAACAAGTGCTTCAGCCGTCTGTTCGACGCTTCGGTTTCGGACGTTGCGACTGCCGCCAACTTCGCCGATACATTCTTTGCTGTTGGTGTTTCGGCTTGTCGTGTGAACGAATCATTGGCGTTTTCCGGTTCAAAGGCAACGCAGGTTTCAATTCAGTACAACCGTTCGGCTGGTACTGCTGCGACCCTCTACCTCTCGTTCTTGTCGGATCGCCAGGTGCTGATCGGTGCGGCAGGTGACATCACTCTCGTCCGTTAAATTCTAACTCCATAGAATCTTCCCTGCGTTATTAGAATGCCCTACCAAATCCGCAAATGCCCCCATCAGGACGCCTATAAGGTGTATGCTCCACATGGAGCGCTGTCTAAGAGGTGCTTACCATTGGAAATCGCTAAGAAACAACGTACGGCTGTAATCTTATCAGAGATTGGCTTGTCCCGACCAAGGACACTCCCTTTGGGATCACAAAAGGCAAAACGGTTTATATAATACCTACGCCGATAATTCATTATCGCATTAGATATTAAAATTATATTCTCTTCTATTAGAATAATCATGGGCGGTGCAATGTCAAGATGGAACGACCAGTTGAAAGCAGCAGGAGATAAGCGACGCATCGATGAAATGCAACAAGAAAAAGGCATACGGTTTCCAGGTCCAAATGAAGTTCTTACGGGAGTTCCCGATTTCGATAATGCAGGTGATGCGATGACCTATATGTCAAAACTAACAGAGCCTCAAATCAAGCAGATCAAAGATATTAAGTTTCGTGTGGGTGGTCGTATGCCTATGACCGTTGTGGAGCGTATGACTCTATCACCTGTCAATTTTGACTCACTTACCAAACTAACTACATCAGGCGCTCTACAGCGTGTATTCAAGGGCATCAAAGACCCAGAAGGCCTTACGGAACTGAGTGGAGCTGCTCGTGGTGGTGTGATCCATTCTCGCAAAGAAGGAGGACCTATTCTCCCAGCTCGTCCCCAGGTGATGGGACAACAGCACAGCAAACGCGTTGGCTTTTAATTATATGATAACATGGTAGACTACCATCATATCATGTACGAAATCAAACCCTATACGGAACAACAGGCGAAACGACTTGGAGTATCCGTTCGTCCCAGTACGAATCCAAAGAAGAAGGTCGATGTATTTGAAGGTGGGAAGAAAGTAGCTTCCATTGGTGCGATTGGCTTTTCTGATTATCCCACTTATTTGAAAGAAGAGGGAAAAGCAGTTGCGGAAGAACGACAACGGTTATATAAGATACGGCACTCAAAAACAATGAATAAGATAGGAACACCTTCCTTCTACGCATCAAGACTCTTATGGTAATTACTTGGGTACTTTCTTAACATACTCCATGGCCTGTGATACAGAATGAGCCATTGATTCTGCGGTATCCTTCATTTCGTTGATACCAGGCATTCCCTTGTACTTATCCATCAAAAATATATGTCTTAACATGCTGGTGCTAATAGGCTTATCAAAGAACCCATATAATAGGTTAGTCAATTGAGTAGGGGTAATCTTATTGGACTGTACTGTATTCATCAGTAGGTATTCGTGAGGGTTTAGCTCTGACCATCGCTTTACAATCTTATGCAACTTAGCGGGAATCTCCAGAGTCTGCTTACCGTATTTCTTGGCTGTCTTATACGATTGAAAAACAAAGTAAGGTTTGCGTTTCTCAGTCATCATGTAGTTGTCCTGTGTTAGGTCTTTACCACGAAGACGAAACTCCGTATAGTCCAAGGAGCGACGGGGTTCAATCAGAAGAAGACATGATAGGAGGACATAGAGTTGTACTCGCGCGAACTCTCCCTTGGTTAGTGTTTCTTTCTTCATAACAGGTACAACTTCTTTTTCGAGTTCATGGTATTTCTGAAGGACGGAAGCCATTGGAAGAAAACCCTCCTTCTGTCGATCGGTCATTTCCTGTGTCTTCATTTGTTTGTCGTAGTCCTTGACATCATTCATCATCTGAGATCGGAACTGCTCTACAGCCTTTTCACAGTCTTTCGCTTTTTCAATATAGACGATCAATGCACTAAGGCGAGTCTTTCGAGCATTACCAGGAACATTAGAAAGATGATCGATGATTTTCTTAGAATGATTAATCACATCTTCGGGCTTGTCCAGTGACTCATCGATCTGCTTCGCAAGATTATTCAAGATCGAAAGATACGTCCGGAGAGATCCAGCGGATAGGTTGGGGCGATTCGCTTTCAGTACAGCTTCCATTTTCTATCTATGCCGTAGATTATAAATGCGAAGGTTTATACAACGATCAAGATCAGATCAAGATCTCTGGAAAAAATTGAAGATAAATATTCAGCTTTTCAAGTGTGTCGTGTTAGACGACTAAATACGAAAAAACATTTTAATATCAAATAGGTAATAAGAAAAAACACTGATAGACCCCCTTTAGGACTTTCTGTAAAGCTGAGAATATTTAGTTTATGATATATTTTACCCTATAAAGTGGGAGATTTATTAGTTTATAGCCTGGATTATGAATAAGACCGGTCTTATTTATTGTTTAAGCCCTAAAATGACATATAAAGTGATATATCTTCTGGTTTATCGCATAAACTATCAATCTTCTGGTTTATTCGCAGATATTTCCATGTGTTTCTGAAAATCAACCCACCCCTCTTCAAGTTCCCGAGGCATTCTTGAGATCAATAGATCTTTACATGCTTGATCCGTGTTATAATAGATATGACTGTAATACTTTACAAGGGACTCAAGATATTGAATCCATACTATTGCTTCCATTCTAATCTGATCTGCTTTTTTTTTCTGATCACTCATTATAACCATGATCCCTCGAGTTGTAGATTACCTACCGCCCGTGATCCCAAAGCACTATGAGGAAATGCCAGACAAGCACGATGAGAAGATTGATCTGCCTGATCTGTCTGCACCTAAGTCCAAGAAATTACTGATCGTTCATTCCAAAGATGTTTCTTCCGATGAGAGAAAAATCTTTTCCTTTTGGGGTAAGGTTGCCGTATGGGACGATCGATACATCAATATCCCACTCGATCATTTGCCAGAAGCCGATTACTACTTTATGGATATGCGTTTGAAATCTGCCCGTGTTGCCATTGGCTCTGCTGATCTATCTAAGTATTCCATTGTATCGTATGTGCCATGGTGGCATAAGGGTGAGAAGTTCGTTACTCAACTTGCTTCTATCGCTCTAACTAAGTTTCCGCTACGGGCAACTTCCAAGGAAGATTTTGAGCGTCAACTCATGTCGGAGAAGATTGAAAGCCCCTCTATCGCACGAACTTTTATCGGTTGGCTTGTTCCGTGTCTTCAAGCCTAATCAAATGGTTCAAAGACACCCTGTGGGAATATGCTAAGAGCATTATTTTCACAGAGATATTATCCGCCTATCACATTACATTACCACCACTTGTTCTTTCCGTTATTATTGCGCTTTAATCAAATACAAGTACAAATGTTCCTTGTTCGATAATCAACCGTACGGGTTCAGCCTTTGGCTTCTTCGGTTTCGCTTTTGGTTTCTTTACTTTCTTTTCTTCGTCCATCTAATGAATTGATAGATTATATCTACTCATTAGAAGCACATGGATCATTGGGATACTATCGGAGCATCTATCCTCATCGTTCATGTTATGTATGTCATATTAACATTATTTTAAAAAACAGTCATGCGTCCGCCTCGTGCTTTACGACCAACTTCCCGAACTATGCGTTGTTGTTCTGATTCCTCTGCTATATTACCAACCCTTTCTGGTGTATAGTACTCTTGATATGGTGATGAAAAAAAGTCATATATTTTTGATGATTGGCCTGTTGCCTTTCCCCTTGATCTTGATGATGCTTCTGATGGTGTCGGCATACTTGGTTCTCCACCAGGTCGAGCAAATGGTATAATTGTCTGTTTCATACCAGACGATATAGCACGAACCTCAGGAACTCCACCCTGTGTTGGTCCAACGGGGCGACCTTCAAATAAAGAAGAAGAACTGACACCCGGAAGAGCGTTTTCAGCATCTCCTTGCGACGCAGATTTTCCAGATGGAACGGCTCGGAACTCATTGACACCAGGCTTAATACCTGATGGATTCACTACTTGTAAAACATCATCTGCCTTATTTCGATTAGAGTCCATAGATGGATCGGCACTTGATTGGAGTGGTCTATCCACCATAGGTCTTACAGCAGTAGGAGCGTTAGCATAAGTGGAGGCTTGAGAGGGTGCTGGGGCATTAGCAAATGTAAAGCCAGGACCTGCAAGGCGTAATGGTTCAGCATAAGACATACGAGGTTGTAGCTTTGGCTTTTGACTATCGGGGCGCAACATGACAGTGTCCCCCACACGAATCTTAACATTGACATTCTGTGACTGCTTCTGTTTCTGACGCACAACTTTCTTCTTACGACCACCACGCTTCATCATCTCAGCCGGAATATTAGCAACGGCATCTTTGATGATGCCCAAGGACAGACCTGCCTTCTTCGCCTCCGTTGGAAACTGCTTGACGAGTGTCATCAGTTGTTGAGGGGTATCAATCACCTTCGCCTTGAATCCCTCTGGAACAATACCGCCCGTTTCAAGAGCAGTCACTTGACCTCCATTCTTATAAGCACTGTTGATAGCACCAGCCAGGGTTGGACCAACCACTGGAATCATATTACCAAGTGCGGTAGTTGCCGTTTTAGCGACGGTCTTCGCTACATTCGATGCGAAATTGCTTACGGAAGCTCCCATTCTATACTACGACAATATATTATTTACTTCGGTACTCAATTGGATCAAATCTTCGGAAGTATCTTGTGGGTTGACTGTATGAATTGATGAACAAGAAAGAGTAAGGCTCAGCCGTAGCGAATTGGTACAGCATCATTAATTTATTTTCGTCGCCTCCCTGCTCCTTCAAGAACGATTCCAGTTCCGCTTTATTTTCCGTATGAAAGAACATTGTGCAGTCCAAGTTAGATCGGATCAGTGTAGGCATGTACGTATTGTATTTCTGGAGCAAGTAAATGTTCGTAATGTTCATATGGCGATTCTGTGTAGCGAGTTTGGTAATCATTGATGCGTTCTTTGATTTGATCATGTGAATACAGTCGTCGTAGATAATACAATAACTTGGTTTGCCTCTTTTCTTTTTCCTTTCATGCCGATCCGTAAACGCCGCACACTTAGCCATGATGTCCTCTAATACATCATTGTTCAGTTCCTCATAATATTGATCATCAATATCTTCCATGAGGGGTTTCATTTTTTCATCATTGAGTGCTGTCGGGCTGATCAGAAAAATGAGATCGAAATGTTTATAGTAAGGGGATTCCTTCTTCATAATCATATTCAGTAGAAGATTGCTCTTACCGCACCCTTTGCGTCCAAAGATACCAATATTACACGGCTTCAACGGGAGAACACCTCTTGTTTCATCGCGTTGTTTATCGTAGGGAGCTAATGCTTTCGTTAATTCCGTAGATGATGCTTCCATCTTTATAGAGTCATAGGTTTATTTTTTAGAATCCAGCACGACCCTTATCATGTCGCTGATGACCCATGACCATCATACCCCCTCTTTTATATACAAGTTCTTCTATGACATTTCCTGTATCACGGGCTACGTCCGTAAGCTTTACTGCCGCATATTTAGTGAGTGCTGGAAGCTCCTTAATGAGTTTGTCAATGTCTTGCTTGATCCACTTTCGTCCTTCGGCATCAAGAAGACCATTCGCACTTACCATGTTCATCACCCAATCCTGACAATTGGAACGGAAGGCATCGTACGTATAAAACTTTGTTCCCATTTGTTTCCGTCCTTTTTCTAAAAACTCGGCAATGGTGATGTCTTCGTTAACAGCAATAGGGTACAGTTCTGCCCCTTCCATCTTAGAATATGCCGCATCAACACGACCCTCCACTTTATCCAGCTTTTCCAGCACGATGTCACCATTGATGATGATGCTTGTATGATAAACCTCATCAACACCTCCTCGCTTCTTGAACTCTTCCCACCGCCCAGCCGTAAGCAACTGCATCGCCATCACTCCCGGCTTCGCGACTGGCGCTCTCATCATCGCCAAACTCTTAATCTTATCACGACCATGCTTCTTTATAAACAAACGGAAACGCTTCGGTAGAGTTTCATTCGATGTCAACGCTGAATACAGATTCTTAAAGAACGCACTAACCGTTCCCGTTTCATCTGCCTCTTCTTGAATCGTTCCACCTGTTCGCATCATTCGATCTTGTAGGCGACCATATGGGGTGGGAAAATCTTGGGGGCGACCGTATTTAACTGGCCCTGATTTCATCATATACTATGTGCTTAGATAAAAAGAAAACATTATTCCTTTATAGATAGAATGTCAATCAATGGATCAGTCGCATCTTTTCTTCCTTTTACTATTAATGGTCTTACTGATGCTTCCTTTTCTAATAGTAATTTGGGTGTTGCGACCGCAACATCACTTACCCTTACAAGCGCCACCCCCTTGAAATTAGCACGGTTTGATCTCGATAAGAATCTGGTCAGTGCGTCTGTTGATGAGTCCGAAGTTGCCGTGTTAACCAGTAATGTATTCGATGGTACTCAGACGATGAAGCCAGGACATACTACTAATATCAATAATGTATTCGAAACTACCATCATCGCCAACCCACCCTATGATAAATCCTCCTTTACAACATCGGGTATTTCTGGATATACTGCTCCACTTGGTACATTGACTGGACCTGTTGCGGGTGAGTACTCCATCAGTCAAACCGCAAGTGATCGATCTATTATGAAATTAAGCGGATTCATTCCAGAGGTTGGACGCAAGTATGTTTATACCTTTACGATACGAATCATTGATGCTCCTGAAGCCTATGTCAGCGTAGAACAAGGTGGAACGCAACGATCCAATACTATTATTCAAATCGGTTCAGACAATGAAACCATTAGCGATACATTCACGTTTGATCCATCTGGTTCTACCCTTGTTTTCCAAATCTACACTTGGTCACTCGATCCATGGACTGCAACGTGGTCGTCTTTCTCCCTTGGATATTACGAAGCCAGTATCAATGCCCCTATTAATAACCTTACCGTCACTAACCTTGCTACTGAACTATTAGCCTTTCCTTCTACCATTACAAATAGCGAATCTTGGTCTATTTATGCGATTAGCACGATGGGCAATCCCTCCACTCTTGGTGGACTCGTTTTTCAAGAAGCAACACTGGGCGTTGGGGCATATATCACTAATGGAGTGGTGGGTGCTACTTCCTTTCAATTCAATACGCTTTCGGGCAACGCTGGAAAAGTAGTTTGTACAAATGGCGATCAGGTGATGAGTACCACCATTAATGCGAGTCAGTTAGATTATATTACAGGGCTTACTTCACAGGCAGCGAACTCCATCACCACAGGATCTAATAAAATTACTCAAGAATACAATGCGACGGTGGGGGATATTTCTACGCTTGTCAATCGGGCAACTCTTGATGCAGGTCTTGCTCTTGTACCCAATCTTCTGCCTCTTAACAACACATGGACAGGAACATACAATCAGTTCAACGGAACAGTTTCAACGATGGGTTCAAATAGGTTTATCCAGCCCTACAACGCAGTAAGTGCTGATATTAGCACCCTTGTTAATCGCGCGACGCTTGATGGTGCGATTGCTGGTCTTGGGGCTGGTATCCTCACTCTCAATAACACGTGGAGTGGAACTAATACATTCAATAGCACAATCACGGTAGGTGCTGAATATACCTCTAATCTCAACGGCGGTTTACGAACACTACAGAACGCAACACAATTCAACCCAAGTCTTGATGCGAATAGTTATTTTATCACTGGTGTTTTTCCTACCACCTATACCTTTAGCACAAACTGGATTGTAAATCCTGTTTCAGGACCAACAGCAAATATCGCACTTGACCCTGCAGTGTTTTATTTTGATACGAACCATAAATATGTCATTTCCTTTACTGGAATCTATGGAACAAGTGCGAGTTGGGTTGGAACTGTTTTTAACAATTCAACCAGTACAACGGTCAGTGATGCGTCCATTGCGATTACGACTTCATCACAAAATCTAAGTATTACCTTTACAGCCGGTTCAAGCAATCCGACAATCTATCTTCGGTTCGTAGGGACAACTGGAACACTACGATGGACTAATTTTACCATTAAAGAGGTTGATGTTGAAATCATGGGAAATCTTGCTCTTTCTTCTCAAATAGATAGTAATATCGTACAATCCAATGGACGAACCGCCACTTTAGCAAATGGATTGAAAGTGAATCAAACATCATTAGCAACTGCTACATCACTAACAACCGCATCATTACCAGCTGGTGTATCGGCAAGTTCTTTATCTGGTAGTTATACATTAACTGCAACTGCTGGTGGTACTACTTTTGGCATGTGGTTGGGGAGTTCATTTACTTACATAGCAGGAGCGAAATACACTTTTACCTTTACAGGGTTCTCTACCAATGCGACTGCTACTGAAGCAATGATTCTATATGTCAATACTTATACTGGTGGTGTTGGAACATTTATCGGCGATTATATCGTTAATGTTCCTATTACATCATCAACTGTTTCAGGCTTTTTTACAGCAACAAGCAATAACAATGTAGTATTTAACTTTGTAAGTTCGGCATCTGGTAGGTCTATCTCATTTACAGGATTTACATTGACAAGAGCCGATACAGAAATACCCGCAAACTTATATGCTCCCAGGATTACCACTGCTACTTCCATCGCAATGACAACTGCAGGTGGAACGCTTACGATGGCTTCTAACGGAAGCACGACGCATGTATCTGGGGATAATAGTTATGCTAAGTATGGTCCAAGTGCTTCTTATCCAGGATTCACTCTTGCTGTAGGAGCAACGCCAGATGTTGGTAGTGCGAGTATCGGACAACTCATTATCACGAATGGTGATTTGTTTATTGATGCTGCAAATAGCAAGGGAATCTATTATGGAAATTATGCGTCTGGTCGTGGAACACCAAACTTTCATACATTCTATGGAAATATGCAACTTGCGGGTAATGAAGTCATAGAAGGTGGATATACTTTTAAGAAGATTGGAGGAAACGCAGGACAGAATTACTTTCTTCTTACTGGCGAGGATTCAGGAAGTTCTCCCTATATTACCTTCTATCAAGGAAACACTCGCCGAATGTATGTAGGAAATGCCTCCGCAACTGATGCGATTATTGCCTCGGAAAATGGGGCAAGACTTGTGTTTGCGACACAAGGGGTTAATCGTATGACAATAGACACAGCTGGGGCTGTTAATTGTTTGGGTAATTTTAGAAAATCAAATGATGTTAATCCAACCACAACAAGCATATCAATATTAAATGGAGGAGCATCAAATAGCCCCTATATAGATTGGACGCTAAATGGAACTCGTAAGTGCTATTTGGGCTTTGCTACAGCATTAGATTTTGATTTTCAGGTAGAAAATGGAGCTCAATTAAAACTTGGGACGAATGGAGCAACTCGCATCTCTATTGCTGCAGGTGGATTAACCACAATCAACAACAGTCTATCCGTTGGCGGTGGTGATATTATTTGTGCGAACCAGCCCTTCTGTATTGTTGGTGGGACTGGTGCTGCATCTATTGGCTATGGTGTAGGAACTCCCTTTGGGAATTTGGGGCGATTATTTGCTTATACCTCTGCGGGAATGTCAAACACATTTTTAAGTGGCTGGGACTCAACGAGTGGTGTGTTTTATATTACTCGCACTGGAAAATGGAAGGTTGATTGGTCGTTCTACTGGAACAATTTTGCAGGTGGTTCTCGTGCAACGATTACAGTTCAAAATAGTTTCAGCACGACTACCGAAACTCGCTATTGTGCGTTGAATGCTGCAGGTCTTGGTGGTGATACGACACAAGCCTATAGTTCGGTGTTCTATTGTAATTCTGGTGATAGAATCTTTGCGAGTTTTCAATCTGGAAGCGGAACGCTCTATTTTGGTGGTATTACGCATACTCACTGCACCTTTTATTTCCTTTCTTAAATTAGAATGGAAGAGCCAGAACCAGTTGTAGAAGCAGTAATAGAGCCAGTCAAACAAGTAGAGCCAGTATCTACCTTTTATCAGTATGTCCCGACAGAACCCGTTGTATTTGCTCCCTATGTTCCAGTGATTAGTCCCCAGCAGGAGATTGACGAACTCCGAGAGATTGTCCGGCAGTTGATGGTCCGTGTGGAGAAAGCGTAAAAAGATTTCTGCTTATTAAGTAGAATGGCGTTTAACTTCAACTACTTCAAAGGCTCTACCATGAATCAAATCCAAAACTCCCTGCAGTACTGGATGAACGCACTTATCCCAGCAGAAGATGCAGAAAAACTCAAGCAAGAGAAGGAAAAAGAAATCTTAGCCAATGTTGTCATTGAAGGGGTGGAAGACTCCAAAGAGGATGAACCAGCCGAGCTTCCAGTGCCTACAGTATGTTTGCCACAATCTCATCCTCATCTATATGACTAATAAGGATATTGAATGGTTTTGTTCTAACTACGGCTTACTGTTCTATTATATATGGGATTATTTCTAATCTATATCATAGAAGATGGCTACTATCGCCCAATATACTTTTTATGTATCGTCCGACAAACGCCAGTCTGGGACAAATACTGATATGAATATCCAAATGTCCCAGATTATCACCCGACAAGCGCGAAATAGTTATTTTCAAGCAACCGTACATGGAGTAACTGTCCCCTTCTCATTCTACCAGCTGTCCTCTGATATTCAAGCACTAACTGTCACCATTACACAGGGTGCTAATATATTTGTTACAACACTCAACATGACCGTAGTTAAAGAAGGCAGTACCAGCAGCTGATTGGATGGTGGTAGATTGGAAGTTGGTGTAGCCAAGGACATATTTGCGACCCTGCGCCATATCCGACTTCACCTTATCCACAAAACCCTGCTCTACCGAAACCTTGTCATAAACAAGTTGCACATTGCTAATTGTAAAGCCAGTGATTGCCGTACCAGCCGACTGGTAAAAGGCACGAGCAACCGAGTTGTAGTCCAATTGAACTTGGAGAGTGCCGTTGAGGGCAAACAGAGGGACACCCTGCTGAGTGCCGAGCGCACCAATAAGGGGCAGAACAACTGTCTGTGAAGCCTGTCCTGTCGTTTCCACATTAGAACCCATAAGGACCTGTGCGTCGTGCGAATACCAGTCGTGTGAAGTAGAGTGGGCGAAGAGGCAATCATAAACCGCGTCGGAGTTCTGGATATTATCAACCTGGACGGAGTTGATGTAGGTAGAAAGACGGTTCATCAAAGAAGATGCCGACTTACTAACACCCTTCCACTTCCATACCGAAGTACCATCACCGCCCGTGGGAACAACATCAAAGCGGATGTATGAGTTCAACATAATTCCGCTAGAGCTGCCACACGGGAGTTGTAAAATTGATGTACCGGACGCATTTGCCGAGGCGGTCAGCGCGGGGATATTGACAGTCTGGAGAGAGCAAGGAATCGGCTTGGCGCTCTTATTTGACATAAACGCCTGGGGGACGGAGTCATACGAGGCGGGGAGGATATACTTAGCATCAGAACCAACGGTGTGAAGGGACATTTGTATCTGTAGGTAAAAAAGAAAAAAAAACAGAGTAGAACTCACATCTTTTTATCGTTTTTGGAACTTGCTTTGTTTCGGAGGAGGAGGTAATACTTTCTTAATCGGTTCGGTCGCGGAACGATGAGGAGCATGGGCTTCCTCCACAAGTGGTGCAGATGACATAAATGGAATCTGCTCTTTTGTGTAATCTGTATGTACCGTAGCGAAGTGGTTTGGGTGGGTTCGTCGGAGCATCTCTACTGGTCCTTTGGATTAAAGTTTTCGTTCATAGACTCAATCTGGAGAGTGAGAACCAAATGTTGAAAAGTGGCGGGTTGTGCGCCAGTAGCATTATCAACGACCGCTAAACGAATCTGTCCTTGAAGAACAATGTTCTGAAGGTTATATTCATTATGACTTGCATCAATCGTCATATTTCCAGATGGATTACTTACCATCGTAAGAAATCGTGCCGGGCTGTAAGGAAATAGAAGGAGGTCGGAGCGAATCTGAACGACGCGGGAGTTCGTAGCGGCTTCCGTAGCATGGTAAGCAACATGTAGCACACGAATACTGCATTTACCCGATACGGGCATAGTAAAATAGGTGTCGTTATTTGCGGCGGTGATGATAAATTGCACTAACACCATGACTACTACTCCGTAGATTTTATTCTTTCAAAGGCAATTCAATACCATGTTTCTTTAAATAGCGTTCCACATCTCGGGCATACTTTTTTGCTACTACGAATTCCCCAGGCATGATTATCACATTCGCTAATTTTGATACATCCTCTACAGTCTTATCTGTGAGTTTTCCTTTGTAGCCGTCCATTACGCCGGACGCGACCACTTTCGTTGGAATCACAAGCGACCCTGGCTCTAAGTAACTTGCAATAGAATCCTCATGAGCGAATCGGTTATTTGGATGATATTTAACAAATCCGCCGTCAGAAAAGTTTGCGCGTCTTGTATTAAAGATTTGAACGGGGTTGCCCTTCTGATTGTAGTAGAACATTCTATTGAGGCTCATTATTTCCTTCTGGTTGAATTCGTGAGGCTTCCAGCTTATCTGCTATTTTTTTAATATCCAGTTTCTTTTTGTACCGTTCAATGCGTTTGAGAACATCTTGCCGTTCTACTTCTAACTGTGCTTTCTCATTTTCCGTTGCATCCGTTTCTGTAGGTGCATTTACAAAGTTTTGATTTACAAAAGCCGTAGAATAAAGGGATTCATAGTTCGGTTGTAGAACTTCCTCAATTGTCATACGAAAAGACCAAGAAAGGTCTTGAAGGTTAATGGCAGTATAGGACAAATTCGTTGTCAAGTAGAAGTTCAAAGAAGAAATCGTGTCGTTCACCAATACAACCGGGTGAGAATCTCCATACCAATTAATATAGGTATTAACGTTGGTTTGAACCGGTATATGGTATAATATATCGCTAAAGACATCTT